ACTTTTCTACAAATTTTACCGGTTGATTTTTACTAAACAATGAACATATAGGGTTAGCTATAAGCCCTGCTCGTATATTCTGAGAACCTAGTCCGTCAATCCCATTACTCCCGGACTTGCCTTTTCTGCCTGTGAATACAGTTACATTTCTCGGTAATGTCATCTATTGCGACCTTGTTTGAACTCTGCATTTAGACGTAACAATACTTCTTTTGTGTTGTCCTGCCAAGTCACTCGAACATCGCCGACAAATACTTTTGTTGTTACGCATCCCTCTACAGGAGTGACCGGCAGTAGTGCTTGCGTCTCTGTTCCGTCAAGAAAAAAACTAACTAAACCGTCAGACTCAGAGCCAGAAACAACACCTCCGTTCATATTTTTGACCGCAAGTTCTGAGCAGTCACTATTCAAAAGTTGTAACTCAACACTTGATCCCGTAAGATCCTCTGGTGTTACTCCGTCCTGTTGTGTTAGCTGAAAATTTAGATAAAAGTTGTTGCCCGCTATTCCGCAGCTATCGTATGAAACAACACACATATATACCCCCTATTAATTATTTGTTTACATTGTATCATTATTTAGTGATCTCCGTCACCGTTAACGTAGTTTGACTGGGTTGCCCCAAAGAGTGTAACAGTACCACCACTATCAACAACCCCTTTTCCTTTGCTGCCGCCGAATGCGTTGTTATTGTTCCCGTCTTTGCCAAAGTTTAAAAAAGAGCCGTCTTGAACTCCGACCTGTCCGTTTAACCCGTCATCACCGAATGCGGATGGACTTATACTCCCGCCAAAGCCAGCGTCACCCGGTGAATTTCCGTTTCCGCTATCGCCACCCCTACCACCAATATTAAGTGACGCGAAAGCAGGCAACCCGGTAACAGGATCAAAGCCGCCACCGCCGCCGTTAGGTGCAAATATTCTACCAGCGGCCGTTGGATAGTTAACAGATGGTGTCGCCCCTGATAGATATATGTCAGTATCAACTCCTGAGCAATCTATGACAACACCACCGTTCCCGCCATTTTGCGGCACAGGTGATATTATCCATCGCTGTAACTCGTTGACATATTCAGCCGAGCCACCGTTACCACCGTTACCACCTCGTGCTGATAAATAAGAATCATTAATTAATATAATTGTGACCTTGCTACCGCTTGGGAAGTTGCCAATACGGATAGTTGGCGTGTTAGTGTCTGTTGATGATCCCGTGACACTATCTAGTATAAATGTTATGTCAGTTGGTTGGCTAGGTGCGCCAGCGTACTGTATGTATAAATTAACATCAGCTATATTACCGCGTATTAACTGCTCTATAACACCAGAGCCACCACCGCCGCCGCTAGTTATTTCAGGTTCGTATATTAACGCGTCGACCCTGTACTCTCGCCCAAATTCTTGATAAATGGGTGCGACGCTTGTTATTTGCGCCCTCTGTACGCCAGTTGATGCACCATTAAAGCCGATGTTTACGCTAGTTTCAAGATCAACTATATCGCCAGTTTTAAAAGTTAAAAACTTTTCTTGTGTTACCCAGTTATAGCTTGATGGATTTACAAATCTACTTACATAGCGTTGGTTTAGTAAGTCTGCGCCGTCTTTGTCTAACATTGATGAAAACTTGAAACTGTTAACTTTTGGTTTACCAAAGAATGCGCTGTCTTCAAATTCTGTGCGAATAAATAAAGATTTCTTTGCGTAACTTGGCACCTCTTCTGGGTCTGCAAGAAACTTTTTATCGTATATGATAAATGATCGCGTTGCTCTGAGCGATTCTTCCTTTTTCTTAGAAATGGACTTGAAATCTATTTGCTTCCCTTCAATTAATCTTTGGTCGCTTTCCTTCCAAACGCTGATGGCACTTATTTTTATTTTACGATCTGTTAAATCAAACCACATATCGATTAGATATTCTGTTAGTATTTTTTCTAACGTGCTTGCAACGTCATTTGACTCAAACCAAAGTGTATTTATTCTGGTGTTTGGGTGCCACTCATCGATCTCTGCAATCCAATCTGATTTAGGTATTAAATCTTGACTGATACCAACGTCTATTAATATACGCTCTAACAAATCGTCAATGCGTTCATCAACCGACTGTTCGCAAACATAAACCTCATCACCCGCTGAATGATCACTCCTTTCTGTGTTTGTTAGTACTGTTCCGCCTTTTGTTATCTGTGAGCCTCTAGTGCCAACACTTAACTGTGCTGTACCCGTCCCGACATTGCTAGAGCCGATCACACTCATAAACTCATCACCGACCCGCAATACATCAGTTGTTAGATAGTTAACGTTTTGATCTACTTGTATTTGCGTTTGTATCTCTGTGATATTTTGCCTTAAAAAACCTTGTAAGGGTATAGGCCACAACGCATCACCAAGGTTAATAGCCGCTAACTCATCACTAGAACGCAAAGACCAAGTGCCGTTTTTGTTTCTGCTAAATGTGTCAGTAATATAGTATCTAGTCTCAGCTCCGTTAACTAAATCAATTGTGCCATCTGATTCAACCCTGTAGTTTTTGAGCCTCATATCTCTATTTGCCAATATATTTCTAGCATCAAGCAGCGCAAAAAAACCACTAAGGGTTGACAGTCCGGCAGCTACAGCAGGCGAGAAGGGGTTCGGATCTTTGTCTGTCATCTCAACAAAAGTGACAACTGATGAGCCTCTGACAGCTAGACCTCTACCCGGCTGTAGCTTTGTTGGTGTCTCGCTCAGTGATTTTATACACCTGAATATTCCCGATTCTGGCAACAATGGCGCGTTTATAGTTGTGAATTTATATGTTTTAGTGCCATTGCTCGGCTGATCGCAACTTAAGGGGGTGCCAAACCCCAATTCGCTGTCAATAGTGCATTCGCCGTTGACACATGGTAAATCCAGCTCAATAACAGTAAAATGCCGTTGCACATGTTGTAATCTAGTTTCTTCAAAAGTTGCCATTTTTATAAACCGTTAAACACTCTAAATCCAAATTTTACATTGTTTAATGCTCTTGTCTGCTGATGTGCTGTGACGCTAATCTTGTCTATGTCAAAACACATATACGCGCTATTGTTAGTGTTTGTAACAATATCACTTTCTGCCGGATCTTGCTCTCTAATAAAGAAGTAGTTACCGTTTGACGCAAAATCAAAAAAGTCTTGTAGCTCGTTTTCTGTAAAATCTTTTGTCATGCTAGGTAAGTTTAGATCGCCTCTTGGAGCTATTTTCTTTGTCAGCACAGCAACAGGTGCGGCACTAGAATTTATGGTTGATCTGTTTTTTATGTTGCGCGTTAAAAACTGCCTGCTGTATCCAGCAGTTTCGCCAAAGTTTGGCACCTCAAAACTCTGGCCAGCGGCACAATAATGAACTTGTGGATATACGCTTTCACCTCGAATAACCACCCGTAAATTAGTAAATGACCTCTTAGGAAATGTCATTAGTATACAGTGGTTGCGAGTTATAAATGTTGTAGTAATTATCGCGTCACCATCATAAACCCGCCCTCTATCACCGCTTGAGTTCGCGTTGTTGTTAGCAATATTAATGCCTGCAACTGCGACATAGTCTATTTCTGTTGTTGTGCCGAATTGAAAAGAAAGCCTCAGATCAAAAGACGATGTATAACTTGTGCTAAAATCAGGATCGGTTATGTTTGCTGGGTTGTCTGAGCTTGCTCCAGTAAATACATCAGGAACCCTACCCAGCAATATATTTGTTTTTGTTATTCTCATCTACCCTGCCTCAATCTCTCGTTTTGCATACCTGCTAATCCGTCAAGAAATGTGTTACCAGACTCATCAGATATAACAATCCTAACAGTATTATCGCTCTCTGTTTGCTCAGACACTTCAAGCGATGATGTTTCAGGCTCAAACTCTGGCTGCTGGATTTGTGGCGCTGATACACCGCCAGAGCCTATGTTTCCACCTCCTTTGGTTGCTGATTTCAAGTTAGCAAGCTGGGCAAGACCCATAGCCGCTGCCGCCGCCCCCGCCGGTAAACCCCAAGGGATGCCGCCAGAGTTTTTTACCGATGTAACCACATTTTGAGCAGTTTCAGCAACAATTATACCAGTGCCTATGGCTTTGTTATTGTTAAATAAAAGTTCGTTTAATACAATTGCATTTTTTGTAAAATTTTCTTTGCCTTTTTGCTCTGCTGAAACTTGTTCTGCGTTTGATTTTTTGGTCGTGTTATTGTTTTTTACTATGCCAGATATTCTTTTACGCTCCGCCTTGTTTTCTTCTTCAATAAGTTTCATTCTCTCAGCCGAATCCGCCCCGTACTGCTCGCGTTTGAGCGTGGCCGCCTCTTGCTCTGCGTGAAACGTAGATAAAATTAACTCTTTTTCTAATGTGAGCTGTTCTATTTTTTTATCATGCGCTACGTCTCTTGCGTCCGATTCTGAAATTATTGCATCTAGTGCAGCCTGAGCGCCGCTCGTGTCTCCGTTCAATCCGACAAGATCAAGACCTTCTTGTATGAGCAGATTCGCCTCGCCAATCTTTATTTTTATTTCGTCAATTATATCATTAAAAACTTCTGCTATTTTATTTCCAGCGATTGATAAGTTGATGGGAAGAGTTAGTGTAAAATCAAGCCATGCAGATTGAAGTCCATTCAAAAGCTCAACAGCATCACTAGAAAAATCATCAAAAACTGTTATGTTATCGCCCATCGCGACAGACCAGCTACTTGTAAACGCATTGTAAAAAGAGTTTAACCTATCAGTAAATGCGCCACTCGCGAACTCGTCACCGATGATTTTTAATCCTTGCTGTGTACTCTCAATCATTCCATTTATTTGATCGGCGTACTCAACTGAAAACTTACCCATTGTGCCGTCGAATGTTTCTCCCAACGATTTGAAGCTAGTAGACAACTCTTCAAGCTTGCCAATGTCCGTTTCAGTCAATACGACAGCAGTATCAAAAAACGCATCTTTCAATCGCTCAACTTCTGCGCCCCCATCCCTAAGTAGAGGTATAAGCGCAGTCGTATCGCTTGCCATTCCTTCCAGAGCGAAACTCATTTGTTCGCTAGAAACGCCGGCGCTTTGCATCTTCGCAACCATGGCTTGTAGAACATCAGGACCAGCCATACCTTGAAATTCTTTTGCTGTTGCGTGGGCTTCTTCTTTAGTAAGCTTCATAGCGTCTGCAAAATCTTGAAAACCACCGCCTCCACTTGTTAAAAAATCACCGATTTTTTCTGATGTGTCTTTAGATATATCACCCAGCTTTTCGAGATCAATACCAACTGACGATGTTGCACTAGCCCACGCCTGAGTGTCCTCGACTGACAGCTTCATTAGGTCGGATGTATTCTTGATCTCTTTTGCGTATGTTGACGATGCAAACGCAGCGCCAGTAACAGCAGCTTTGAGTGCAAGCATGCTTACTACTGCGGTTTTAGCTACTCTAGTTGCAACGCCAAGGCTTTTTCCAACACCCTGAGCAGCAAGAGAAAGCTTATTAAAAGCGCCATCATTTTTTTTCGTTTGCATCTCTAGCGCGTCAAGCTTGCTGTTAGTGCTGATCAGTTTACTGTCTAATAACGCTGTTCTAGCATCTAATTCTACGATTAAACTCTCTGTAGCCATTCTTCTGTAGCTCCGTTTAATTTGCGCTGAAAGTTTAGGGATATACTCATATCTGTAGAATCGTCATTACCCTGATCGATAAGGTAGCTAACTTCCACAAAATCTAAGTCCCAAGTCTCAGAGGGTGCGATCTTTAATTCTTTTACGCAATATTTGAACCATTGCCAGTGGTCAAAAGCGCTTAACTCTGCTGTTCTTGACTCGCTGCCGACATAGCCTCTTTTTTTTTAACTTCAATATTTGACGCAAAGTAATCGTCGATTTCGTAAGCGATCAGCACAACAACTAACGGCCAAGGGTGAGAAAGTTCATCATCGTTGGGATTTGGCCTGCCCGAAACTCTGAACATTGCATCTTGAACCTCTTCAATTGTGATGCACTTGTTTTCTGCTTTAAATAAACATAAAAGCAAATGACTAGCGTCAAAAAAATTACACACGCTCGTAAGTTGCTCTAGTCGTTTAAACTGATCTAAACCTTCGCTTTCTCTATACGCTGTAATAAAACCCCAAAGCATTTGCCACATATCCTTACCCGTATCCGCTTTAAACTCTTTCATAGCGCCCAAAGTCATTTTATACGGGTATTTTTTGTATGCTAGTTTACATTCCATCATGCTGTATGAGTTACCGCACCGTTTGAGCTAAATGTCAATGTTGTTACTATTGCGCCGCCCCTTGGTAGGGTGTCAGACATACCGTGAGGCATAAATTTCCCCTCAACTTTTTCGCCGTTAGGGAACGTCAGAGTATAATCATCTTGGGCACCCGCCAGGGCATCAGCTCGCACATCTTTATACGACTGATCTGAGCTGTAAGTTAACGGACCTGAAATAACAACCTCGCGGCCGCTTAATTCACCGTCCATTCTAAGAACCCAGTCACCCGCGCTTTTATTGTCAAAAGTTATTGGTTCGCCGCCGTAATTAACAGAGAATTCACCCTGCCCAACAATATCCGCTGGAGTTGAGCTTTTTTGTACTATTACCGTAGTGCCGTTGCTTTCGCCTGCCATTTTTCTACCCTCTTGTGCTGTATGTTAAATAATTAATTGATATAACCCGTCGAGACCAAGCATCATTCGATGTAAGCCCTTGTGCTGTAGCACTAAGTATATCAACTTTTTGTTGATTATACGTTAATGACTTAGAATAATAAAACGCTGCTTTTATTTCATCTACTGCGCGTGATAGTGACTCGCCGTAATCGCCCAAAAACAATGGCACATATACAGTTAACTCGTATATGCCGCGATTTTCATCTGATGACGCTATTGTCTTCCCTAAAGGACTACTAGATGCGGGTAAAAAATCTTCATTTATCCAGATCTGTTTACTTGATGGATCAAATGCAACCGGCGGATCTAAAAAACTGATATCGTTGTCGGTAATATTAGTTATAGTTGCGCTACTTAGTATATTTCTTAATGCTCCAAGCGTCTTAAAATCACTCATTACCCTTCCTTATTTCGTTTTGCATACGAATCATTATAACACGTACCCAGCCCTTGGGTGCTACTTGCTTACTAAACCCGGCAACACTTCTTATTTCAAATGTTTTTGTTAACTTGTTTAGAGTGCCTTTTTTTACTGGTTTTGGGTAGCCTCCGTACTCTAGCATACCAATGTACGGTAAGTTATTAGTTAAATATATTTTTTTACCCAAAACGTTTTCGGGCAGCGTTGGAAGCTGAGATGTCCCAGTTAATGTTGTCGTGCTGCCGCTGGGTAACCCCACACTTGCAAACCAGTTATTTCTAGCTCTACCAGTGTCAGCAGGCGTTTCTGTTATAATTCTGCCGAGACCCCACAAGTACACAGCTTTTAATTTATTGTTACTATCTTTTGTTAGCTTTGTTATTGCATCGTTAACTTTTTTGCGTCCAAGCAGCGGCACTATTGTAACCTGACCTGTGCTTTATAAAAAAGAACATCAGAAGTCGGCGCTGTTACACCAGTGTCAACGACTAAATAGTTTGCTGATCCTTGTCTAATAGTGTCCCCGGCTTTTATTTCTACATCTGAATTAGAGACTAATTGCCTGTCTCCTGCTCTAATCGTTTCGCCTAATAATTTTTTGTCGTATGAAATAAAGACGGCATCCAACAATAAAATATCTTGGCTAGTAAATATAGGTGGATTGGAAGGGCTGTTGCCGCCCCCAGTTTTGGCTTTGCTAACCAAATATACCTTTTGACTTTGTCTCGACCCTGTCTTTTTGACAGCTCTTGCTAAGCCTTTTTTTATTTTTGTTTGTATATCTAAGCTACTCATCCTAAAAACCCGTAGCTTGGGACGTTAACGCCACCACCGCCGCCGCAGGGTGAGCTTGCAAAGCCAGTCTTGGTTAAAGGGTACAGTGAGTTAATAACGCCCTGTATACGTGCGTTCATAGATGCAGAGCTACCATCTTGATATGTCTCTGTATAAGCACCAACAACAGCAAAGCTTTTGAGTCGTTCACCTGTGGTTATTTCGTTAGTGTTAGCCCCTGCGTTTATACCCTCGCTACTATAGAGCTGGGCCATTAACACTTCTTTGGGTATAACATCACTATCAACAAGATTGCAGTTATTGTACACGTTCAGTCGTGGGAATATGCCCGTCTGAGTGCCGCTAACCCTCTCCCCTTGCAGTGTTCTCTCACTGTTGAGCAAATTCAGATAAGACTTTCTTAGCAAAACTTCCAGCTCGCTATCAGCTACAGGTAGTTCAACGCCATACTTTCCTGCTAAATCTCTAGCTGATACTAGTGATAAAAAAGTGTCGGCATCTGGTACTACACTACCATCCTCTACAATTAAGCTCATTTGATTATCCTTTTAGGTTGTTCACGTTGTTAATTGTGTTTTGTTAATGCGCTCTTTAGCAATATTAAAATAGTTTTCGTCTAACTCGGCGCCAATGAATTTACGGTTTAAGTTTTATGTTTTGATTTATTGTTTTTATTGACTTTGCCATCATAAAATCTTGCAGATAACATAAGCTTTCTTGATT